CATATACAACAGGTGGTACTGAAGAAGAACAAAAAACAATGCAAGATTACGTCATATCTGCATCCGCAGGTGCAAAAGGTGGATTATTTACAAGGCGTAAAAACAAAAAGAAATAATTCACAATTTGACTGGCCTACCCATCCCCCTCCAACAAGGCTACGGTGGCCCCAGTAAGGAAGACTAAATGTCCGATACAGTTATGGCTGAAGAAATGCAGCCTCAAAAAAAAGTAGCATTCGCAAATCGTAAGTACACAAACGAAGAACGCTTGCAAAAAGAAGAAGAAGAACTTGAACAGTTAATAGCTGAACAAAGAGGTGAAGCAGAAGGGTCTAAAGAACCACAAGAAGCTGAACCAACAAACGCTGAAGAACGTAGCTTTAAAAAACGTTATGGTGATCTACGTAGACACCAACAGCAAAAAGAAAAAGAATATGAAGATCGTGTTAGTGCACTTGAGCAACAACTTAACCAAGCAACTAAACAAGAAATCAAACTCCCTAAGTCGGACGATGATATTGAAGCTTGGGCAAAACGGTATCCAGATGTAGCTGCTATTGTTGAAACGATTGCAATTAAAAAAGCAAAAGAACAATCCGCAGAATTAGAGGATCGTGTAAAAGTTGTAGATGAAATGCGGGAAACTGCAGCACGTGAAAAAGCTGAAGCAGAACTCCTTCGCTTGCACCCAGACTTTAATGACATTCGTGATAGTGATGATTTTCATGAGTGGGCAGATGAGCAACCTAAATGGGTACAAGATGCATTGTATGAAAATGACAATGACGCACGTTCAGCTGCTCGTGCAATTGATCTTTATAAAGGTGATCGTGGCATTAAGAAAACTAAAGCCTCGTCAAAAGATGCTGCACGTTCTGTGGGTACACGGAACCAACGCAGTAAACCTCAAACAGATGGCACGGGAAATGCCATAAGAGAGTCTGAGGTACAAAAGATGTCACCACAAGAATATGAACGTAATGCAGATGTAATTATGGAATCTATTCGTGCTGGTAACTTTATTTACGATTTATCTGGTTCTGCTAGGTAAAAAGTATTGACAATGTAGTTATTTATGTTATAACTATATGTACAATGAGTAGTACAGCCCCAGATATGGACACCTGTACTACTTATATTCCCCACGCAAACAACAGTCCTTACGGATTACCTAATACGTATGGCCCATATGACATAAAGATCATGACTGATCATTGTGATTTTTAAATCATATGCACCCATAAACGATTAGCCTCCTATATAAGTATCTGTGTGTTTAGCATCTGTTTTGCTAAAGGAGACGAATGTTATGGCATTCCCAACGGCATCTGGTTACGGCAATTTACCTAATGGTAATTTTAGTCCAGTAATCTATTCCAAACAGGTGCAACTTGCATTCCGCAAGGCATCTGTTGTTGAAGCAATCACAAACTCTGATTATTTTGGAGAGATTGCTAACATGGGTGACTCAGTTAAAATTATTAAAGAACCTGAGATCACCGTAAAACAATACGACCGTGGTACACAAATCACACCACAAGACTTAGATGACGAGGATTTCTCGTTAACCATTGATAAAGCTAACTATTTTGCTTTTAAAGTGGACGATATTGAAGAGGCTCATAGCCACGTCAATTTCCAAAGTCTTGCAAGTGATCGTGCTGCATATCGTTTGGCTGACCAAATGGACCAAGAAGTTCTTGGCTATCTGTCTGGTTTTTCTCAAGCTGCACTTCATGCAAATGCAAGCGCAGTTAATACATCTGTAAACGGTACAAAAGCTATTGCTACCGCTTCTGATGGTGCTAACTTGGTTGGTGCAGAACTATTGGCATCTATGTCACTAGACGCATCCGACTTTACAAACACATCAGGAACTGCAGGTGCCGCCAATAACTCTATTGGTATTGAGCCTCGTGCAGGTGGTGCTACTGCTGCAAAGTCTGGTACTGCAGGTAATGCATTCCCATTGCAGATTCTTGCACGTATGTCTCGTTTGATGGACCAACAGAATGTTGATACACAAGGTCGTTGGATCGTTGTGGACCCAGTATTCATGGAAGTCTTGAAAGATGAAGACTCACGTTTGTTGAATGCTGACTTCGGTGGTTCTGGTTTGCAGAATGGTTTGGCGGTAAGTAACCTTCATGGTTTCCGTGTTTACACTTCAAACAACCTACCATCACTTGGTACAGGTTCTTCAACAGTTGGTGGAGTTAACTCAACTAACTTTGGTGTCATTGTCGCAGGACATGATTCAGCCGTTGCAACTGCAGAGCAGATCAACAAAACTGAAACATATCGTGACCCTGACTCATTTGCAGATATTGTCCGTGGTATGCACCTATATGGTCGCAAGATTCTTCGTCCTGAAGCAATCGTTACCGCAGCATATAACTTGGCGTAAGGGGGGATTACATTATGGGTAAAGCTACTTCTTTATTGTCAAAAGCATATATGGTTGAGAAGGAAATTGAACTTCCAACAGCATCAGGTAGAGTCGCAGGACCAACTGTAGGAGCAGGTACGCTTGTTATTGCAGCTGGTGTTGAACTGATTGATGCAGTTGACGATGTAACTTCTTACACTGTTGCTGTTGCTGATGACACTACAACCTTTATGGCAGCTACATCTGTAGATGCAGCTACTGCAGGTACATTTGTGTATGGCACTCAGACGCAAGCGGTTGTTGCTGCATCAGATACAATTGATGCTGTTGCTGCTATTTCTGGTTCGCCTGCAGCATCTACTGCACGTGTATGGGCAATTGTTGTTGACGTTAACGAGGCAACTCGTGGCGCAGCAGAAGTTGACCGTGATACACTAGCATAACTAAAGCAAATTAAGGGGCTGCTTTTACAGTGGCCCCTTTATGCTCATTTTTAAAAGGACTCCAATAATGGCTATCACAACAGCAATGTGTACGAGCTTTAAATCAGAACTTTTGGGTGGTACTCATGATTTGGATACCGACTCAATTAAGCTTGCACTAATTAAAGCTTCACCTACAGGTACATATGGTGCAGCAACTACTAACTATTCTGACGTAACAGGTAACTCTGATGAAGCTACTGGTACTGGCTATACAGCTGGTGGACAGGTACTTGACAATGTTACTATCACAGTAGATGGCACAACAGCTATTGTAGACATTGACGATGAAGTATTTACTTCCTCAACTATTTCTGCAGACGGTTGTATCATTTATAATGCAGGTGCTTCTAATGCAGCAATCGCAGTGATTGACTTTGGTGGTACTAAAACTTCTACAAATGGTGACTACACTATTCAGTTCCCTGCTGCAGATGCATCAAACGCTATCATTCGTATCGCTTAATAGGAGCATAGACTATGGCTCTAGTAATTAAAGACAGAGTAAAACAAACAAGTACCACTACAGGTACGGGTACACTTACCCTCAATGGTACAGTGGATGGCTTTCAGACTTTTGCTGCTGCTTTGTCTGATGGCGATACTACGTACTATGCCTTACTAGAGCCTAGCACTAATGAATGGGAAGTCGGGCTAGGTACATGGACAGAAGGTTCATCGCTCCTAGCTCGTACTACCGTATTAGCAAGTTCTAACTCAGGAAGTGCCGTTAGTCTTACAGCACAGTCTGAGGTTTTCATTACACAGCCTGCTACTAAAGCTGCATTCTTTAATGCTGCAGGTGATCTTGAGCTTAATCGTGACCCTCAGAGTGCATTACACGCAGCTACAAAGCAGTACGTTGACACTATCGCTGCTGCAGGTATTCACTATCATGATCCAGTACGTGTAGAATCACCAACTAACCTAAACGCTACGTATGACAATGGTACATCTGGCGTAGGTGCTACACTTACTAATGCAGGTACACAAGCAGCTATTACTATTGATGGCGTAGCTCTTAGCTCTGCAGATCGTGTACTTATTTATAACCAAACTAATGCTGCACACAATGGTATTTATACTGTTACTACTGTAGGTGATGGCTCTACTAACTGGGTACTTACTCGTTCTACAGATGCTGACTCTTATGGTGTATCAGACCCTAATGCGTTTGGTGAAGGTGACGCATTCTTCGTTAAAGAAGGTGACACAGGTGCAGGTGAACTCTATGTGATGAACACAAGTGGTACGATTACATTCGGTACTACTAACATTACTTTCTCTGTAATCGCTGAGACTGCTGTATACAGTGCAGGTAACGGTGTAACACTCACAGGTACTACATTCTCTGCTGATGCAGGTACAGGCGTTACTGTAGATGGCTCTGGCATTAACATTGGTCAGGCTGTAGAAACAAACTCTGATGTAACATTTAACACAGTTGCTGCTGATCTTACAGGTAGCGTAACAGGTAATGTCACTGGTAATGTGACAGGTAACGCTGGTACAGCTACAGCACTGCAGACAGCACGTAACATTGGTGGTGTATCATTTGATGGTACAGCAAGTATTAACCTTCCCGGTGTTAACACTGCAGGTAACCAAGATACAACAGGCAATGCAGCTACTGCAACTGCTTGGGAAACAGGACGTACTATTAGTTTGACAGGTGATGTCACTGGTAGCGTTACAGGTGTAGATGGTACAGGTAATGCTTCTATTGCAACTACCATTGCTGCTAACTCTGTGGCACTTGGTACTGACACTACAGGTGATTACGTATCTACCGTTACATCAGGTAACTACCTTACAGGCGGTACTACAGGTGAGGGTTCTACACCTACACTTAACGTAGATGCTACACCAACTAACACAGCATCTAAAGTTGTAGCACGTGATGCATCAGGTAACTTTAGTGCTGGTACTATTACTGCCGCACTAAGTGGTAATGCTTCTACTGCATCTACACTGGCTACAGCACGTAATATTGCTGTATCAGGTGCAGTAACTGGTAACGCTAACTTTGATGGTTCAGGTAATATCAGCATCAGCACTACTGCTACATCTGATCCGACTATTACTTTGACAGGTGCGGTTACTGGTTCAGGCACAATGACCAATCTTGGTAACGTGTCTATTGCAACAACTGCAACTGCTGATCCTACACTGACGCTTAACGGTGATGTGTCAGGCTCTGCTACCTTTACTAACTTGGGTAATGCTACTCTTACTGTTACTGTAGCAGACGATAGCCACAACCACGTTATCAGCAACATTGATGGATTGCAGACTGCTTTAGACGGTAAACTAGGCTCTACAGCAAAAGCTGCTGACAGTAACTTGTTAGATGGCATTGATAGTAGCAATTTTTTGCGTAGTAATACAAGTGATACGTTTACAGGAACACTGACACTTACTGGTAGTATGAATGCAAGTGGCATTGTAAATGCTGAAAGTTTACAAGAAGACTACGATGCATTGTCTGGTACTTCACCTGCTCCTGATGCAGATAACGCAGGTGCATTTAGCCTCACAATGACAGGTAATACTACTTTTACATTTGGAAGTGTTACATCAGGTCGTTCAGTTGGTTTTATTCTACAACTAACAGGCAACGGCTCAACAGTCACATGGCCTAGCTCAGTAAAGTGGGCAGGTGGTACAGCCCCAGATGCTCCTGCAAGTGGTGAAACTGATGTGTTGGTTTTCCATACACGTGATGGTGGTACAAACTGGTACGGTGTACTCTCAAGTGATGCTGCTGCATAAGGAGTAAAGCATGGCCTACTCAACTAATCCTTTCTCAGTAGCTACCTTTGGTGAAAGCTATGAACAGGCCAATGCTTCCTTTAGCCTTACAGGTGTAGCAGGTACAGGTGTAATCAATGGTGCAGGAGTTAGCGTTAGCTCACGTACTACTATTATCCTTACGGGTGTACAAGCTAACGGTGCAGCAGGTAGTGCAACAGCGGCAGCAGAAGCAGTAGTTGCACCAACGGGTGTAACAGGTACAGGTGCAGCAGACGATGGCCTAACATTTATCTTAGGCGTTGGTACTACACCTACTATTACTGGTGTATCTGCTACAGGTAATATAACTAGCTCTAACTCATTCTCAACATTTACAGCAGAGGGTGATGCACAACTTTCTACAGCACAACAAAAGTTTGGCACTGCATCATTACTGTTAGATGGAACAGATGATTATGTAGAGTCTGATAGTAACATTGATTTAAGTTCAGGTGATTTCACAGTAGATATGTGGATTAGACCTGACAATGTTACAGGTTATAAAGGACTATTTCAGTCTGGTACAAGTTCTCTATTAAGTGTTTATTTAATAGGAGATCAAGTCCAAGGTACTGTTGCAGGATCAACGACTCTCTTTATTTCTGATACCAGAGTTTCTGCAAATGTCTGGACTATGATTACGGTTGAACGTGAAGGAAACGTTCATAGACTGTACATTAACGGAACATTAGAGGAATCAAGTTCTACTGCTAACCGCTCAGACAATGGTACTTTTACTGTAGGTAAAAATAACTTTGGTGATTTTGATGGTTACATTGACGAAGTAAGACTTTCTGATGTAGCACAATATACTGGAACAGGCTTTACTCCACCTACCTCTGCCTTTGCAGTAGATGATGACACGTTAGCACTATTACATTTTGATGGTACAAATGCCTCTACAGACATTGTAAATGCAGCTAACCTTGCTTACCTTACTGTTGATGCAGGGTTTGGTCCAACTATCCAACCTACAGGGTTTGGCTTAGAGATTATCACTGACTCACTTCTAGTAGATGGTGACGAAGTTGTAGTTGAGTCAGATGCTAACATCAGTCTAGCAGATAAAGGTGTAGCAGGTACAGTATTAGGAAATACTGTTACAACAGATTGCCAAGCTGTAGTAATACCAACAGGCGTACAGGGTACATTTACTGTAGGTAATGAAACAATTGATACGGTACAGTTTGACTATGAGTCAATCAAAGATGACTATAGTAGACAACGTACAGTTTATATATCTGCCGCATCTTCTAATACAAACACGTCCTATGTACGTGCAGCATAATAGGAA